TGGATTTACTTGGTACGGTGCTGGTCAGGTTGGGCAGAGACCTTGCATTACTATAAATGATACTGAAGGCTTTGTCGGATACGATACTGATGACCCGAATATTGCTAATAGAAATAAGATATTTGAAGTTACGCTCGATGAGTTCAGGATGAAGAAGTGTGTAGCTCAACAAGAGATGCAAATAGGCGGTAAGGCAAGATTTATCCCCATAACTATTTCTTCCAATGGTACTGTGGTCAATGATGGTATCGCTCTGGTAGCTATGACATAACGGAGATAATTTATGGCAACATATACGAGTTCAACCTTTTCAACAGATAACCAGTATATTAAATATAGAATACAGGCTACTACTAATTCTGAAAACGTGATAAATTCAACTACGAATGTCACATTTAAGATTCAGGTCTGGAGAACAAATTCAGGCTATACTACATATGGTACTGGCACTGCTTATCTTCAAGTCAAGCAGTTAGATGGTACATATACTACATTATCACAGTCTATTTCATCTAGTCAGAAGTTCACATATAACTCATATACGGTTGTATTGACTAAAACTGTTGATGTCCCCAGAGGTGATGTAGGTAATGCTTCTAACTATGTTCAAGCAAAAATAACTCACCAGAGATTTTCATCTAGTTATCAGGGATATACATTCAACTTTCCTGTAATAAATAGATTTGCTTTAATTACAGCATCTACCAATTTTACAGACGAGGGTACCCCTAGTATTACATATACTAATCCTGCTGGTACTGAACTTGTTACTGGATTAAAGGCAAGAATAACGTGGAATAATGGAGCAAACTATAGCGCGTGGACTACTCTTAATGATGAGGGCGGTACTTCAAATCTTACGTTAACTACTGCCGAAAGGGATAGTATGCTTGCTGCTTGCAGTACAAGTAATTCTTTAGCTGTAAAGTATGATTTACAATCTACTATGGATAGTACTGATTACCACCACTATGCAGATGCTACTATGTCAGTTATAAATGCAAACCCTACCCCTGGTACGTTGACTTATAAAGACACTAATGCAGCTACTGTGGCAATCACTGGAAGTAATCAACGAATAGTGCAATTGCATAGTACTTTAGTTATTAATACCACGGCATCTACTGCCAAAAAGCAGGCTACGATAACTTCCTATAGCCTTAATATAAATGGAAATGACTATACCCCGGATTCTTCAAGGAACGTAACATTTACAAATCCTAATGTGGCCGGCACATATCCAGCCACAGTGACTACGACTGACAGCAGAGGTAATACAGCTACTGCAGTAATAAATATACCTATCTTACAATATTCTAATCCGGCAATTGTCAGTTATAGTCTTGCAAGAGAGGGTAACTTCTACGATTCTACGATTATAAATGTAACTGGCAGTGTAGCTTCTATCGATGGTCATAACACTATGACTATTACAGAGAAGCATCGTGTTAGAGGTACAAGTACATGGTCTACTGCTACCACTTTGCAAAATGGTGTAGATAAAACACTTACGCTTTCCAATACATCTGAATGGGAAGTAATGATAACTGTAACTGATGCATTCACTTCTTATTCTTATACGGCAACGGTAGGTAAAGGTATCCCATTGATGTTCTGGGATAATAAGCGAGCTTCTGTGTCTGTAAATGGTTTCCCGGATGCAGATAACCAGTTCTATGTGGGTGGTGATATCAAAGCAACCGGCGGATTATCTCTTGGAACTTCATTGCCAGTTACTAGTGGTGGTACCGGAGCAAATAACGCTTCGGGGGCAAGAACAAATCTCGGGCTTGGTTGTACTCAAGTATTTACAGGTTCTATGAGTTCAGGTTCACAGACATTTGCCGACGCAGGATATACGGCATTACTGGTGATAGCTAGAACAACATCATCAAGTTCCCACAATACATTAGTTATACCGATGACATTCTTAGATAGCAGTAACAATAAATTCTGTATAGCCGATGACACTGACTGGGTAACATTCTTCTTAAAAGTAGAAAACAGTACAATTACTTTAACCTGGGATAATCGAAAGACAACAGGATATATTGAGAAAGTATATGGAATTATTTAAGGAGGTCTCATAATGCAAGTATATTTAGACGAACAAGGATATGTAAATTCATATGCAATACTTGGTACCCTTACTAATGGGATTGAAGTAAATGACCTTAAGGATATGAATCATTTTCAGGAGCACTATCAATCCTATAAAGTTGTTGAGGGCAATTTAGTATTTGACGATGCTAGAGAATCTATTGCTGAAAGAGAATCTATAAAGCAAGAACTTCGCAATCGTAGAGCGGTTGAATGTTTTCCTATTATCAATCGCGGTCAGCTTTGGTATGAATCTCTTGATGGTCAGCAGAGAAATGAACTCCGAGAGTGGTATAACAATTGGTTAAAGGTTACAGAGACACTTAAAGTTCCAGAAAAGCCTGTCTGGTTATAACCTTTTATAGATGTACCAAAATATTTAGATAGCTAATATGAATAAATCATATAGTTAATAAAAAATATAAGGAGGAAGCAGAAATGATTATCAAGGATGAAAGATGGTACACAGCTCTCAAGTGGATTGCTACCGTATTCCTGCCAGCAATTACAGCTCTTTGGCTCGGATTGTCTAAGGTTTGGGGCTTCCCATTTGCTGAAGAGATTGGTGCTACTCTCGCATTAATCACGACATTCTTAGGTGCATTACTTGGTATTGGTTCTATCAGATATCAGTTGCTCAATAGCGATAAGAATGAAGCTGAAGGTTAATCCATAAACAGAAAGGAGAAACCTATATGGCAATAGCAACAACTAACACAACTATCAAAGAGAAGATAATTGCGTTGGCTCAATCTCAAATTGGCTACAAAGAGACAGGAACGAACCATACAAAGTATGCTCAATACTTCGATACCCCTAAGTCAAAAGGTGGCCCATATCCGTGGTTCAATGGTAAGAAGCAAGGAGCGGCATGGTGTGCAATTTTTGTATGCTGGCTCTTCGTAATGGTTCTTCGTGATAACTTAAAGTGGACTACCGATGCAATTAGAGTTTGGCTTGGATGCCCTAAGAATCCTGCTGATAACTGTGCAGCTGGTTGTCCCTACTTTTTCAAATATCTGAAAGGAAAGAAGTGGCAAGTAGATAAAAAGGCTGGTCTGCCTGGAGATATTATCTTCTTCAACTCTAGTTGTTCTCACGTAGGTATTATTGAGAAGGTAGACGCTAATAAGTACTATACTATCGAAGGTAATAAGGGCAATATGGTTAAGAGGTGTTCTTATTCAAGAGGCAGTTCTTCTATCTACGGTATTATGAGACCTGATTATGATAGCATTGAACCTAAGCCGGAACCTACACCTGAGCCTACTCCGGCACCTACTCCGCAGCCGACACCTAAGCCCACACCTGCACCTAAGCCGACAAGCAAGAAGAAGTATAAGGTAACTGCAAAGCACGGACTCAATGTAAGAAGAGGACCTGGTCTTGGATATAAAGTTGTTAAAACATTATCTTATGGCACAGTAGTTACTGTATATGAAAAGAAGAACGGCTGGGGTAGAATTGGAACCTCCCAATGGTGTTCCATGACATACCTGAAAGCGGTATAATTAAAGTATAAGAAATACACCTCCGTATTTTCTTGACATAATAGGACGGGATAACACCTCGAGAACTAACCTCGGGGTGTTATTTCTTTCTTGGATATAAATATGTAATTTTTTCAGTGAAATAAAAAGGTATATAGTTATCTGGATTTTCAGGATGCCATTTAGCTTCTTTAGGGCTCCACCATATTTTCTTTTTAGCGGTTTTTACGATAATCGGTAGATTTAATAGCTGATACATTGATGTTGTATAGGAATTATCCATATTGCTTCTAATATTAATTTCGGGTATCCCAAACATCTCATTCAAGTATCTTAATAATATATAGGTCCCGTAAGGAACTGCACAATTTCGTTTAGTTACATTTGCTTTTACTTGATTATCTTTTATTACCATACATTGATAAATTGTAGTATCTTTAACTAATGCAACTCGTAATACTGATTTATCATATATCGGAGATGCTCCATTTTCTCGAAGGAACTTATTTGTTGCTTTTTGATTTAATTTCCACAAATTTAACTCTTGTGTATCTACAATAGTTTCGGGAAATAGCTTTTCTAGTACTCTGATAACATCAGTATTATAATTTATTCTAATGTAGTTATAGTTTATATTATTGATAGGGTAAAACTCGAAGTCAAGAATTACATCTTTGGTAGGGATATATAAACGATATAGATGTCCATTTATCCAATTATTCCAGATATATTCAATACCTCTATCTTCCAGCCATACTACGGCAGTATTAACTTTAGCATTTATTAGTTCTGTGTATTTGCCATAAAGTTCAGATGTTTTATCAGGTGTAGTTAAATTCATGTTTAAAACCAACTTATACTATTTTAATTTTTGTATTTGCTTCAATATAAGGTAAGACAAACCTTTGTTATTAATAACAATGGGAAATCATTGGAATAAATTATAAGGAGATATAAAAGATGTTTTCACCTTTGGCGATGGGTACTAACCACATGCTTGGTATTGATAACTATGTACCCCTTACAACAAATAACTTCGAAATCCGTATCTACAATATGGATGGCTCAACACCAGCAGAGTTCTCAGACCTTTTGACATTATCTACTGATGAAGTTTCAGAAATTTCAGAGTCCGAGGATAACATTGAAGTTCATTATGGTAATGGTATCATCAAATTCCCTGGTAAGGTTACATTTGATGATGTTGACTGGACACTTAACTGCTATTGCGAACCTAATGTAATTCAGGCTCTCCGTGATTGGAAGAACTTAGTTTATGACCCTGTTACAGAAAAGATGGGACTCCCTTCTCAGTACATGCGCCAGGTCTTCTTTATCAAATATGACGGTCAGGGTAATCCGAGAGATATCATTAGATGCCCTGGTACTTGGATTAAGGCTCTTCATAATGGTAATATGAACCAGACCGGCAGTGACCTCGTTAAGGTTAGTGTTACACTTGTTATTTCCAAGGCAATTTATATGAAGCCTGAGGATTTCCAGTAAGTTCCTGTTTCTTTATATATCCCCCTTAAAAATAGCTGACTTCGGTTAGCTATTTTTATTATCGTTAAAATATTCATAACCTTTAATAATCATGGAAGTAATTTTATATAAGGAGAATTTTCTATGAAACAATATGTAAAAGCCGATAATGATTATGATGAATACAATCGTTTTAGGGAAGACCTTAGAAGTACTCGAAGAGAATTTTATTCTGCTCATCCTGGTGCCAATATTGATATTTATGAATATATTACAGACGATAATCTGATTAAAGCCGGTATAAACTGGCCGTGCAAGGGTACTCAGTTGCCTGATGTTACTAAGGAGTTTGCAGAAGCACTTTTAGATGCGGCAGAATTATGTGATATGCTTAATGCAAAATATCCTAATATATTATATTTCTGATGGAGATATACTATGAAGCGTTACATTAAATCTTTCACAACAGACCAACTCAAGCAACAGCTTGGAGATAACTATCCTAAGGGCGGTTATCTTTATATTTTTAAGCACGGAATCGGACCTGGAACAATTCCAAGAGATGTTCAGATTGTTAAAACTAAAGATTTGCCAAATGGTTATACTGCAGTTTGGCTTGATAGATTTCTTACTACTTCTGAATTGAGGGAATATGATATCCCGTCTGAAACAAGAATCAATGAACTTCTCGGAAGAATTGGTTACTGTCAGAGGGACGGAGATGTTGTTCCTTGTGATGAAGTTGAGGCTTGCGGAAATGTAATGGCTTCACATATGTGGGATGATGAAGATTTTGATTGGGAAGATTATGGAGACCCCGATTCCTTTGGCGGATTTGCATCTCCAGAAGATTTTGAAAATTGGTATCAGAATTTAGGTTCACACAATATGGCGAAGGCTGGACATGACGATAGCGATGTCAATGCTTGTGATAAAGTAGTTGCTTCTGAAATCTGTTATCGTGATAGTGACAATGATGATAGAGTAGTTGCTCTCGATGCAGGTATGTCAGATGAAGATGTAGAAGAAATGCTTGCAGCTCACCCGAGCTATTATCGTTCTACTTTAGATAGATTTGATGATATTGATGCTTGTGATAATGTAATGGCTTCCAGTCGATATGAGCCTGACGATTCAGGTATCGAGTCTTATCAAGCACAATGTCGTTCGAAAAAAGACAATGTATTGTGTATTAAATACGGTGACAATCAAATTGATAGATATAGATTTCATTCTATCGATGGCTTGGGTGATGTATTTGAGCCTGAAACAGGTTCAGGGAATTGGTGGACAAGTTACATAGTAACTCCAGATAATAAGTTGCTTTCTTGGCAGTTCAATGGTCGATATACTCCTGTAGATGCTACCTATGGTGAGGATTTCTGGATTGAGACTGCCAATGAAGAAAATATAGAAGCTACAACAGAGCCTAAGTATTTTGCTAATATGGTAAATGCTTCAGAAATAACAGCAAGCAAATACAGCGCTGCTGAAATTCAAAAGGCTCAAGTATTTCTTGATAGTCAAGACTCTGAAAAGGTAGAATTTGTTGAAGATGTCTATTCAGATATTTTAGATTTATTTGCAGACAGTATCCCAGAAGATTTTATTAGCAAGGAAAAAGAAATTATGCGAGATGCTCGCGGCATAGCTGAAGAAGATTGGGGATTATCTGCAGCAGAAGCTGATAAATTATTCAATGAAATTTATAAGGCAGTTGAAATCGTAAATGCTGATGAAGCAGCGTCTTGGTGCTAAGGAGATAATTTATGAAAAGATATATTAGAACCTCTACCCAACCTCGTGTTAGGTTTGCTGATTGGAAGATAAGGGATACCATTGATAAAATTTTAGACAATTTTGTATCTAGATTTTCTGAACAATCTGGTATAGGTTTTTCTTCTACTCAGTCATTTTTGGTTGAGGAACTTGACACTTGGAAGTATAGATGGTTTCAGATTACTATCTCAGGTAAATGTCCTGCATCAGTTAAAATCCCAAACAACCCAGGCGATTTATATGTTAAAGACTTAGGTATTAAATGGGGTATTAAAATGACCACTGATGATGAATCTGATGTGGTCTATTCTGGTGATAATTTTAATACTATCAGAGATGCTCAAATTGCTTTAGAAAAAGCATTAAAGCAAAGAAAAGATTTTAATATATTTAATCCCGATTTAATGAATGGCTTATAATAAGGAGGCATAAATAATGACAAGAATAGCACCCGAAAATATGACAACTTTAATTCAGGCTAGCGAGGCTAAGACAATAGCTGAAACTGCGGTTGAAGACCTTGAAGAGATGCAGGTGGCTCATCTTATTAATGAAGCAGCAAACTGCGGGCAGACTTCGGTAGCTTGTGTACGTCCCATTAGTTCTGTATTAAGAACAAAACTCGATGGTATGGGTTATACATTTACAACTCCGACACCTCAAGCTAAGATGGGCGACGTTACTATTATTCATTGGTCTTAATAGGAAGGATATACACTTATTTATAAGAATTCTTAAATTATTTAAGAAATGGAGATATAATTTATGAAAAAGCTTATTGCTAGTAGATTACCTGGTCGCGAATATGAAGCTATAGTATATGGTGTTGTAGATTCAGTTGAATATCATGAAGATATAAATGAATGGTTTGCATATATCTATTCTAGAGACCTCGAGAAAGAACCTTATGACTTCTATCAAGGCATGGTTGCTTTTGAACCTCTTTCTGAAGAAGAGGTAGCTCTGAATCTTCAGGCAGGTGATAAGGTTAAAATGGGCGTTATTTTAACCAAAGACCCCTATGAAGAGGGAGATATAGTTGATATTCTAGAAAAGGTAGGCTAATTTAGATGAAAATATATTGTAGCAGAGCTAAATTTAACATAGATTCCGTTATTGGAAAAGATATTTGGGTCTACGGTTCGGCGCAAGATTTTGGTACTAAATGGTTTAGAATATTGCGTAAATCTGGTAATCTATTTATAGTAAATGTATTACCTCTTGATTATACAAAGCTAATAGATGGAACATATCCTAATTTCAAAGAAAGAAATTGGAGTATAACCCCAGAACAATATAATAGAGTAGTAACTAAAACAAAAGCAATACGTGACGACGACCTTTATATTGATAACCTTGTAAAACCTAAAACATCCGAAGAATTATTTAATGTTGAAGAATACCGCGGGTAAATATCCAGGAGGTTGGTTAATTATGACAAGAAAATTCAGAGTAGAAGCTACTCAATATCTTCATCCAAATTTTAATACTGCTTATGACTGGGACCAAGAAGAAGTACGAGATGATATTTGGTTCGATTGTAATAATAAACAATTTTTAACATTCGATGAAGTATTATCTATCGCTGGTAAGTCAAC